ACTGCAGGAAACTTTGAAGTATTTGAAGATGGTGTAGACTCTAAAACTAGACTTACAGTTGCAAGTGGTGGCAATGTAGGGATAGGAACTAGTTCTCCAAGTTCTAAATTACATATATCAGATACAAATTCACCAGAAATAAGACTACAAGATAGTGATGCAGGGTCAACATATAATATAACAGCTATTCAAAATGCTGCTGGGTCATTAAATTTAAACACAAGAGACTCGAGTGGTTCATTTGTTTCTACTGATTATCAAATATTTAAAAATGGAAGTGGAGCTGCTAATCATAGATGGTTTATCGCTGGCTCAGAAAGAGCCAGAATAGACAGTTCAGGTGCATTATTAGTTCACCCAAATAATGCCACTCGTGGACTTAAAATAACTAACACACAAGTTGAAGCTGTTGGCTCAGACACAACATACGATACTATTGGTGCTGGGTTTGGTAAACATATTTTTAAAACTGATGGAACTGAAAGACTAAGAATAGACAGTTCAGGCAGAGTTGGCATAGGTGCTACTTCGCCAAGCTCTAAATTAGATATTGATACTTCAGGACAAAATGCATTTAAAGCTCGAACTTCAGGTGGTTATTTAGCTGGTTATTTTGCAACTGATTTTGATTATGTTTGTAAATTTGAATCTACTGACGGAACAGCTTGTCTTGTTCTAGAAGATAACAATAGCACTAATAATGCAAATAGAATTTGTGTTAATACTGATGACATGTACTTTGATACTGCTGGTAGTGAAAGTATGCGTATTGAAGCAAACGGCAACGTTGGCATAGGAACGAGTTCGCCAGTATCTTTATTAGATTTAGGTACAGGTAGTACATCAGGCTCTGGTCTGTCTTTTGGTAATACTTTATCAGAGATTAGAAGAGGTGGCACTAATGGCGACACTTTACAGACTTCACATTGGGGTAACGTAGCAGTCATTATAGATAGCGACAATAATGATACTTCTACACGAGCCTTTAAAGTTATGGAAGGTAACACCGATGCTAGTACAGCTAACGAACTATTTAGGGTTAGGTCTGATGGCAACGTTGGTATAGGAGTTAGTTCGCCATCTTTTAAATTAGATGTAGATGGAAGTGCTGTAAGATTTACACGTTCCAGTAAAGCCTTAGTTGTAAATCCTAACTTTGCCAATTCTAATCAACATTCGCAAATACAAGCAGATACAGGCATGGCATTATCTTTTGCTGTAAATAGCTCTACTGAAGCCATGAGAATAGACACCTCAGGCAACGTTGGTATAGGAACTGTTTCGCCAGATACATTACTGAACCTTGCAGGAGATGAAACTGCTGTTATAAGGCTTGAAAATAGTAATGGTTCTGCATCTGATGGTGATGTGATTGGTGCTTTGCAGTTCTATAAAGCAGATGGCTCTGGTGCAGGTGCAGGAGTTGTTGGTCAAATGAAGATGTTGACACAAGGTGTTGGCTCTGGTGGACATTTAACTTTAAGCACAGGCGATACCAATGGTAATGATGTTGAAAGACTGCGTATCTCAAGCAATGGCAACGTTGGTATAGGCACTACTTCGCCAAGTAGAACCTTAGATGTATCTGGCGATATGCGAATTATAGATTCAGGCGCTAATACTGGATTGCGAATTACCACAGATAACGACAGAGAAGCATACATAATTTTAGGCGATACCGATGATGCTTC